CCGCTTCGGACTCTGGATCGCATTCCACGTCTTCACCCAGGACCGCTACCTCGATGCGGTGCGCCTCTGCGTCGAGCGCGAGGCGGATAAGCGCAGCATAGTGATCCCCTGGACCAAGGACCTGGAGTTCGAGGCCATCCAGTGGTCGCATGACAAGACCAAGCGCTGCGGAAGGACCGCTTTCCAGTTCTCCAAAAACTGGGTTGGCGGATATTTACTTAAACAAAACGGATAGTTATAAGATTATTTCTTGGATACGGTATCAAATGGGTTCATCTTACGCATTTCGCTTATCAGGTGAGTGGCTGCGAGATGGGTGTAGATCATCGTGGTCTGCACGTCGGAATGCCCCATCATCTGCTGTTGCGCCTGGATCGTCATCCCCGACTCTGCCGCACCTGTTCCGAAACCATGTCGGAGCAGGTGTGGGTAGATCCTCATATTAATCCCCGCTGCCTTCGCCGCATACCTCAAGCTGTCCCGTACGTTCCGGTAAGGGTTTTTCGTCACTGGGTTGATCCATAGGAACCCAGTCTTTACTTCTTCAATCTTCCGCTTCAGTTCCTCCAGGAGGCCCGGGTGCTGGACCGGGACGATCCGCTGCTTGCTCCCCTTCCCCATGATCACGATCAGCCCGCGCTCCAGGAACACACACTCGGCGGTAATGTTGAGCGCCTCTGCCCGCCGCAGACCTGCGTAGAACTCCAGCATGGCGATACCTCTAACCTCCGGCCTCACTTTGGCGATGATCGCCTCGAATTCGGCACGTGTCGGCATCACAGGTAGGGCAGAGCGGGTCATCTTGGGGGGGAATTGCTCACATTTCATGGCCGAGGCTACCAGGTTCTTTTTGGCCGCCCAGGTGAAGAACACGTTGAGGTGGAACAACTCGTTGTTGATGCTAGCCGGCTTGATGCCTTCGGCTGTCCTAGCGCGCTTGTAGTGGTCAATAGTGTCCGTCCCGATCGCCGTGAGGGGGAGTTTCCCCATGTACTGGCAGAGTCGGTTCAGGTTACGAGTCGCGGCCTCGACGGTGAGAGGAGCCCGGTCGAGCTTATACCATTCGAAGAATTCCGGCAGGCAGCGCTCCATCTGGGCGTTGACGGCTATGGGGGTTTTACGGGCTTTACTGCGCAGCCCGCGCTCGTGATCCATTGCCTCGGCCTTCGTTCCTTCGAAGACTTTGGTTTCCTTCCCTCCCTTTTTGCCAAGGGGATAATAGACCACCTGCCAGAATCGCGTAACGGCGAGATTCTTATTTTTTGTGGGATGTGGGTTTACGCTCATTCTGTCTGTCCGTCTTCTTTTTTCTTCATAGCCACGATTTGATCATGCAGGGAAGGCATGGCACCCTTGGGTCGGTTTTCTACCGCATCTTTGCCTGGGGATAGGGATTTGTGATGGACCTCAGCTTGACATATCCGTGCAAGTATTCCGACAAGGCACCCTATGCAAATTATACCGGGCCCCATTGTTGATTGAGACAAAGAGAAAAAGCCGAATATTCCGGCTAAAACCGCGATAGCTATAAGGTATGGAAACATTTCTTCTCCATTATGAGTCGACAGTCCGGTCAGATCAATTTCGAATGCACGGCCTAGACCATCTAGAGGTAATCCTTGAGATGGTCTAGGCCAATCTCGATTACCGCAACGCCATCATTTCAAGGTATGCCGTTGCATCCTCACCAGATTTGCCTGCACAGTACTTATTCCACTTGCTGCCAAAACCATCCATTTCGCTTGTTTTAATATTATCCCCGTACATGACTGCTCGTAGTCTATTCATCCCGCCAAAACCGTTTTGAGTCCTATATTCATAACAAACAGATCCGTTTTGCATTATTAATCCTGATTCGAGTTTGAAACTATCGGGATTTCTGACAGCATTCCTGATTGTAGTGATGCCTGCGATCGCGCGAACCTGATTATTCTCATTGCTCTGTTTTTGCTGGGTGCCTTTTATTTGCGCGGTCTTCTGCGCCCTTTCTGCTCGGATATTTACCTCTTCGATCTTTTTATATAGTTTTTGCGCTTCTTTATATTCTTTAGCTTGTTTTGCTATGGCATCTAAATGCATTTTAGCCGGAACTACAGCTTTTTTTGTTATAGCATCCTTAGCGTATCTAAGATGCTCAGCGGAAGTCATTTTATCGAAATGTTCCCCTGCGCATACGGGGGCAGCTATAAGTAGAAGACCGAAAATTATAATATTTTTCATGGTGGCTCCTCGATCAGGTTTTGATGTTCAATAAATTTACGCCATTTTTATAACAGCAACAACCCTGCCTGCTATAGCAATCCCTTCACCCGATAAATCAGATAAATGGATATCCCGGCTCCAACCTGTGGGGTTGTCCGAGGCAATCCTGATCGTCTCCCTGGACAGCCGCTGCATGCGCTTAACTACTGTCGTCTCATCAATCTGGAGAATATAGGCAGCCCCGTCTTTGGTAAGGGATCTGTCCGACACGTCAACGATCATCACATCGCCGGGGACGATATAAGGGCTCATGCTGTCGCCTGAGGCCCGCAATGATGCCAAGCCTAGCCCTGAGTTACCAAACTGGATCTTCGCATATTCTTGGGAGAATGACAGGTAGCTTTCGACTTCTTCGTAACCGTTGATAGAACCCGGGCCGCCCTGCGCGACAGCATTGTAAAGCGGGACACGGATATACTCCCCTCCAAGAGGCGTTTCGTCTTGTCGATTGTCTTGCCTGCCCACTGGCTGCTGGCTAAACATCTCCCCTTTGCCTGTTTCGAGAAAATTTCTGTTCACTCGATATTTTAATTCCATTTGACGCATCACTGGCTCAGACGGAGTAGAGCCGCCTCGCTCGATATCGGAAACATAAACACCTGTAATGCCGAGTGGCTCTGCAAACTGAGTTTGCGTAAGCCTCAAGAATTTACGTACGACTCTAAGGTTTTTACCGAATATTTCTCTATTCACAATAATTTCTCTCTTGACAATTCTAGTGACTAGAATTATCCTGACTTTGCAGTTTAACGAAATAACGTAATTTAAAATCCGGTTGCCGCCGGAGTTCGGGAAACACGAAACGATAAGCAATTGCTAATTTGGTAGATCTGTGGCGCTGGCTGCAACTATCTCTGCGTCGACAAGGAACAGGTGGGTTATGGCATTTGTGCGTAGAACTAGAATCCTAAGACTGTTCGGCCTTCCAATCTTGCGAGAGGACATTTGCCGGATTAGCCATGGCTCTAAGTTTCGGAACGGTGGACGTTCGTGCCTGCGCATTATTCCGCCCCGCGCCTCAACTCTGACAACTCAAGACGTCGAAGCGACCGTAATGGCCATCCTGAGAGAACAAACTAGGCCGGGTGGGCTACTTTACCAGGATTTCCAGTGCTCTCCGGACCGCCATTGACTCAATTTCTGCAAGGGTCAGGCTCTTAATGTCAGAGGCCTCGATGCTAACTGTAATTGTGCCGTCCGTTAATTCAGGGTATTCGTCCGCTGTAATGGCAAGAGTGGCTTCGATAGTGTTTTGGTGTGCGCGAAACTTGTGTGTCACCTGCCATAGAACGAGTTGCATAGAGTTCTCCCCTGTTAACTATTTAACATAATCGCATAACAGATATGAGCGGGAAAGACAATGGAAAAAGAAAAACCCTTAACAATCGACGCCGTTTTGACCAAGGGGAAAATCAAGGCAGACGGGCGAACTCCAATGTCGTGGTCGAGGATGAAGGGCATCCCCGCAGGGACCATGCAGAGGATCATCAACGGCTCCTACCCGCACACTGACGAGCTAAGCACCGAATACCAGCGCATTCTCAAGCTTTTGAAGGTAGACGGGTATCTTGTCGAGGCTAACCGCCGCAAATTAGACAGGAGGGCAGCATGAATACGGGAACGCTTCTGAAAACGGCTCGCCACCGCGCAGGCCTCACGCTGACCGAACTCGCCGAGAAGACAGGATCCTCGCCGGCGGTGATCTGCGACGTTGAGAACGGCAAGCGCAAGTCGAGCCCCACCCCCCTGGAGATGGTTGCTTTCAGTGATGCCCTCCACGACACGAAACTGCTCTCCGATTACTGCGACCGCTGCCCGGTCCGCTCGCGTATCCTCCCACGCAAATTCCTCCCGCTGAATAATGTCCTGGTGAACGCCCACGCCTCTGCGATCAAGACGGCCCAGAAGTTCTCTGAGGCGGCCGAGATGTCCCAGACCATGGTCAGCAAGATGCTTAAAAAGGATTTCCAGGCGGACCCCGAATTCCTCGAATACCGGGACCACGCGATTATCAAGATCCTCGACGCCAAGCGCGGGGCAGAGATCCTCCTAGACCAGCTGCAGGGCCTCGGCATTGTCACGGCGGACGACCTCCGCGTTCTGGTATCGGCGCAGCAGATGATGTGCGTGGCTAAGGGCCACCACATCGAGGACTAGGTGACCGGTGCTATGACCACATCCGACCTTGCAGAGATAGAGGCCTAATGCTTATGAACCAGTCGGAACTCAAATTTATTGCTGCCGAGCTTTTCCGGCTGATGAAGGATGAAGGTCTGACCTTTTCAGGAGGAAGCGTACCCCTGGCCCAGCCGTCGACTAGGCAGCAGAGGATAGATCTTGAGTATGACCAGGACGTAGCGAAGGCTGTAGCCAGGATGGAAAGAAAGGCGCAGGCGACCAAGTCGTCGGCTCGCGGGCAGCAGTGACCCTAGGTAGACGCATAAAGGGAGGTGTGGTTATGAAAACTTCAGTCCAGGCAGGAGCTGACAAACTTTTGCTCGAAACTATGCAACGCCTTACTACAACCTTGCGCGAAGAAAAGGACTCAACAACCCGGCTGCAGATTCGTGGCGAAATGCGTGGGATTCGTTCTGCCTTTGTAACTGTTTTTGGCACGGATAACCCCTTTTACCGCGAAATAGTCCAGGTAGATACCTCAGCGACAAATTCCGTCTACAAAATTACTCAGCCAGTATCTGGGTAGCAGCAAGGTGGGGAAGGTCGGCGTAACTGGTGGCTTGTTATTTATTGGTAGGGGGAGGGGAGATATGAAGAGCTTGCATCTGCTGGCATGGGTCGCTTTGCTTACCATCATTGGGATCGCGGGAGCCACCGCAACCTATCTTGCCGTTGGGCCTATAACCGGCCCGTCCAGAGTCAAAATCCCCGAAATACATGGCGCATGTAAATACCAGGCGCTGGCGGTGCTCCGATGATCCGGGCGCCTTTCCTCCGCGGCCGGAGAAGTGAGTATCCCGAAATGGATCTTCCTGAAGGCTCGACCTGCGGTGATTGCCACTGGTCAGAGAAGTGCTGCACGATTTACGCAAGGATTCCCGAGGACGAGGTCTGCGACTGGGTACCGAGCAGGTTTGTTACCAAGACCGGCACCAGGGCGGTCTGCCAATGACCGAATGCTCCTGGTGCGGCACCACCCTTACCGGTCTGGATGCGGAAGGCAATGCAAGGCTGTCGAACGGGATCTGCCTCAGTTGCTTGGCTCGCCACTTTCCAGGCATCCTTCCCCGGTTCATGGAGGCACGAAAATGCAATGTCAGTGTGGCGGGTGGGTAAGAGCGGACCTGGTCGAGTTCGCCGGCAAGAAAGTTGTGGGCCTCGTATGCAACGGCCCCTGCGGCTATGCGGAACCGGTTCCTGATGGAAAGAAAACGAAGGAGGCAGTAATCGACCGCCTCGACGTGGGTCGTGTGGCGATGGGAAGGGTCTGGTAACCAAAATTCTCGAGGGGGATGCCAATGGAGAGGGTCAAGGTTTTATCGAAAAACGATTTTGCAAAGTTCTGCGCCGAGTGTAACCAACAGGAAGCTCAGGAACCCGTCTTCAATCTCATCTTCGCCACATCTAATCTACCTAAAAGACGCAACGAAAGCGCTGCGGACCAGGATTTCCTAGCTCGCCGTCTCTTTGCGGTGGACAGCGAGTCTGAAGGTGCCCAGAGGATCACTGCGGAGCTCGTCAAGAGTCTCGCAGGGCAGGATTCCGGAGGCCTCTAATGCTGATGCCCTGCCGGGATTGTGATGAATCGGGACGCTGCGACATCGAGGCTGAAAAGAGCCGGATGGCACTATTCGCCTGGGTGCATGGCGGGCTGATCAGTTGCGGCCTGCGGGTAGAGCGTGCCTGGCGTGGCATCAAGGGTGTGGCGGCATGATCAGGCTCGGTGAGTGTAAAAGGTTGAGCGCACGGATAACGGCGCTCCAGTGTGAACGGAATAGGTTGAGAATCATCACATGTCATGGCTGCTGCGGCCTGGTCGAATTCGTACAGGCCGTCATCCCTGTCCAGGAGGAGAGAAAGAAGATGTCCAAGCATTACTGCGGAAAAAAGAATTGCACTCGTGCCGTCAAAAATGAAGGCGACATGTGCTGGCAGCACAAGGGCCTGGAGGATCAGATCGCCGCAGGTTCGGTGGCCGCCGAGGTTGTCCATATCCCGCTCACACAGGAAGGCGTTGATTCTTTCTCTGCAGATACTGCCGAGGCAGTGATCGAGCGCGAGGTTGCAACGCCTGCGGCACCTGAAGCGGTCTATTCTGCACCCAAGTTGACCGGCCTCGCCGCTCTGCTTCGCACCCCCCCCCCTATCACACCTCTCGACGGCCTGCTGATTCCCTTTTCCCGGGAAGAAATAATATCTCTAATCGAAGCCGAAGTAACTGCGGACCATATCCGCGAGCTCGTAATCATAGGCCTGTCAGTTGGCCTGATGGAGTTCAGCGACGAGGACCCGCTCGCGAAGAGCCGCTGCCATGCAGCTGGTTAAGCCCGCCGAGGAGTATAAGCCCGATATTGGCCGCTCCCTAACCCCTGAAGAATTTGTCCAGGCGTGCCGGGAAGCGACCCATGTAAGCCAGATCAAGAGTCGATCCTGCTGGCGGGAGAGCAATAACGACCATTACAGGCTCGGTCGGCGTTAAGCGGAGGATGCATCGTGAAGAAATGTGGCCGTAGCCAATGTGATGAGCGGGAATGTGAGCTGTGCGCCGTCGGTGAAGCTCCGGAGGTGAGCCAGCTCCTGGCGAAGATTTCTGAAATGGACCTAGAGCTGCTGATTCTCAAAGCCAAGGTCGCGCCGCTTATCCGTCTGGAAATGGCCGTACGAAGCTGCTCAAAAGTCGACATGGTCGCTCGGGAGCTGTTAACGGCAATGGATGAACCTGCCGCGAATTGAATGAGTGAAGTAAATAATCTGAGTAAAGGAGATCTGGATGGAAAACATGTCGAACGATGAGTTGAGGCAATTCGTGGAAGCCGAATCGGGCGGGAAGCAGACGGTGCTCTATACCTTCAAGGGGCAGGCGAGCTTCTTCAACGTTGTCGAGAGATTCAACCTCGAGGATCTGCACCCGTCGCCGGGTACCGGACCGCACCCGGCCTTCGTGGTCAACGGGATCGTCAAGGATCGCATCTACATCGCGACCTATCAGGCCGTGCTCCGGGATGGCGAGGCCGTATCGCTTCCCAACCAGGACCCGGCAACCAACATCGATTTTGACCAGGCGCGCACCGCCTGTCTCGCCGCCGGCCCCGGGTTCCACCTCCTGACCAACTGGGAGTGGGCCGCGATCGCGCTCTGGTGTGCCGCCAATGGCCACGACGTGCACGGGAACACGAATTGTAGCAAGTCCCATTCTCATCCGGAAGAGAAGGGTGTTCGCGCTGCCCGCAGTTACGTCACGCTGACCGGATCCGGCCCCGGCTCCTGGCGCCACGATGGCACGGCTTCCGGCATCGCCGACCTGGTGGGGAACGTTTGGGAATGGGTCGATGGGCTCAAGCTTTCGGGTGGAGAGATCACCATGGCCCTCGACAATGCGTTTGCTGCAGAAGAAAGCGACTGGACTAAAACCGGAGCAGTAGTAACCGGGACAGACGGCCTGGCTTTAGGCGGGAAAATTACCAGGCGCGGATGGTCCAATAAGGCGTTTCGCGAGGTCTCTGCTTCGAACGGCTTTGAAGACGCCAAGTTCCTCAAGCGGGCGGCACTTTTGCCAGTAGAGGGTGTGAACCTGCCCGGTCATTACTGGGCTGACAATAGTGATGGTTTCGAGGCCTTGCCGATCCGTGGTGGCAACTGGCGCGACGGGTCGGGCGCTGGTCTCGGCGCCCTCATTCTGAGCGGTGAGCGCTCGTATTCGAGCTCGATCCTCGGCTTTCGGCCCGCTTTTATCGAATAATCCGGGGTCTGTTTTTCTGTTTATCTGAATGGTTTTAACCTCTGCAGCACATATCTGACAAAAGGAGACATCATGACCACGATCATCGTAAAAGACCCCCTCAGAGATTCAGTAGAAGCAGCGTCAGACGGCAAGCAAACCGTGCGCTGGACAAAGTCCGGACTCCCCAGCTACATGTCTGTTATTCCCAGGGTCAACCTCGAAGACCTGCACCCGACTGCCCTGGGTTTCGGCCCTCATCCCGCTTTTGTCGTCAATGGAGTCGTAAAGGACCAGATTTTAATCGGGAGTTACCAGGCGGTCCTCCATGACGGGGAAGCACTTTCGTTACCCAATCAGCCGCCGACGACCAACATCGATTTCGATTTGGCCCGTGCGGCATGTGCTGCTGCCGGTCCCGGCTTTCACCTGATGACCAATTGGGAGTGGGCGTTGCTGGCGCTCATGGCTGCAGCAAGCGAACGCGACGTTCGCGGCAACACCGACTGCAGTCGCTCGCATAGCAACCAGGAAGAGTGCGGTAAAAGGAGCGGCAATAGCAACTTCATCCTGACCGGTTCAGGCCCCGCATCCTGGCGGCACGACGGCACCATGTTCGGCGTCTCCGATTTGGTTGGAAACGTCTGGGAGTGGAACGACGGGTTGAAGCTGCTGAACGGCCGGATACTGATGCCGCATGATAATGACTTTACCCTTGCCGAGTCCGAGTGGCCGGAGGCTGGCGCCTGCATCGATATCATCGGCGGATATCCTCGTGTGTCCGACCAGGTCACTACCAGAGATTGGGACTCGGTGATGTTCAATGAGATGCAGATCAACCCCGGGTTCGAAGTTCCCATCGCCCTGAGGCAGGCTCTGATTTCGCCAATGACTGATCGCCCTGTGGCCGGTCGTTTTTATGCCGACAATACCGAGGACTTCGAAGCTATGCCGTTCCGTGGTGGCCACTGGAGCCGCGAGTCGAACGCTGGTCTCGGCGCCCTCGCTCTGAGCGATGAGCGCTCGGCTGCGAACTCGAACCTCGGCTTTCGGCCCGCTTTTATCGAGTAATCTGAACCCTGTTTTCCTGTTTATCTGATGGTTTTTGAGGTGTTGAGTTGGAAAATCTGAAAATAAAGCAGAAGACGGAAGACATGATCAAGTACGGGTATGTCGCTTTGCAGCAGTTTCCGAAAAGTGAAAAGTTTTCTTCGGTGCAGGACGTCAAGCGAACCATGTTCTCGTTGCTCGAACAGATAATCCGAGCAAATCGCAGCAGAGACAAGCGTATCGCGCTGTACGCGATCGACACAGAGCTTGAAATTCTTCGTACGCAGGTTCGCCTAGTGATGGAACTCAAATTCCTTCCTTTCCAGAAATACGAGATATGGAGCGGTCACCTCTCGGAGATCGGGAGGATGCTGGGCGGTTGGATCAAGTCTTTAAATTAGGGGCAAGGCTGCACAATGCCGATCCGTGGTGGCAACTGGAACAACGAGTCGAACGCTGGTCTCGGCGCCCTCAATCTGAACTATGAGCGCTCGAATTCGAACTCGAACCTCGGCTTTCGGCCCGCTCTCGCCTGCAGCCGGATAGGGCGCCCTCAAGGGGACGCTTTCAGAGCACAGGCAAAAGGAGCCTTCTTCCTGTGCATCAAGTAGCACGAATAGGTAGCAACCGCCGCCGGCGGTAAGTATCGCAAAGAGAACATGGCTGGCGACAATTTGAGGAATGACGATGCCCATCACGCACAACAATATCTGGAAAGACATAACGACCTTCGAAAACCTCTACGTTGCCTATACTTCGGCAGCTCGGAGCAGAAGATATAAGAATTCGGTACTTGGCTACCGGCAGCACCTTGAGGAGAACATCATTGATGCCCTCAACCATCTGGCCTGGAAGCAGTGGCACCCATCTCGTTTCAAAGAGTTTTACATTCACGACCCGAAACGTCGGCTAATTAGCGCTCCGCCTTTCCATGATCGGGTAGTGCATCACGCCCTGGTCCGGGTGATCGCCCCGCTCTTCGAGTGCAAGTTCATCGCTGACTCTTTTGCCTGCAGGGCTGATAAGGGAACGCACGCGGCAAAGGAGCGGGTTGAATCCTTCGCTGCAGCCGCTCACACAAAATGGGGCAAGTACTATGTGCTCAAGGGTGACATCCACGCTTATTTCCACAGCATCAACCGGCGGGCCCTGCTTCGGCTTATCGAGAGGACTATCTCTGATAAGGATGTTTTGTGGCTGGTCCGGCAGATCGTGAATTGCGATGGCGACGAGCACGGCATCCCGATCGGCGCTTTGACGAGCCAATTGTTTGCCAATGTTTACCTGGACGCGCTGGACCATTACGTCAAGGACGATCTGGGCGTCAAGCTGTATGCCCGATACATGGACGATTTCGTAGTGGTGCACCGGGATAAGAACTACCTGAAGAAATTGCTGGCCGACATCAATACCTTCATTACGACCCGGCTTCACCTGACGCTAAATCCGAAGACCGAGATCTTCAAGTCGGGGGTTGGCGAGTGCCATGCAATCGACTTTTGCGGGTACCGCATCTGGCCTGATCACACTAAGCCGAGGAAGCGAACCGTTAAGTGTGCCCGGAAGCGACTCAAGAAGCTCTCTGTGCTTTATCGGGAAGGGGCAATCCGATTGTCGAGGGTAAGCGCCAGTATTGCCAGTTTTGCGGGCTATATGAAACATTGCAGCGGAGTAGTAACAACAGAGTCCGTATTGGGTGGGATCGTTTTTACGCGGTGAGACAGTAAGGGAGAGACTGATGAACGGTACAGCGAGAAATATATCCGAGCACGCGCGGGAAGCCACAGGATGCAGTCAGATAACTCTGATTCCTTGCCGGCATACCGCAGCGGGCGACGTGCCGCGCTGGCCGCAGGCCAGCACCAGGCGGCGCTACTTGTTGTCTTTGCCTTTGTCTGCCGCCCCGGCCGACAGGCCGGGACAAGGCGGCGTATCTTCTTCTTTTGCTTCTCCCTCTGTCGTTTCGCCCCGCGCCCCCCGTGCCCCCCACAGGGAGTGCCGTGCCAGTAATTGTCATGATGATCTTTCCAGCCGTCCCCTCTTCGCCCGCGCCGCGGTGACCTCCCCCTCCCCCCTCATTCTTCGGAAAGAAAAACTTTCCAGTAATCATAGGGAAGGGTGGCGTCTGTGATCACGATCAAGACAACAGGGGTCAAGGAAGTGCGCGGCTACCTGGATGCACTCGCCAAGGATCAGTTGCCGTTCGCACTATCGAAGGGTCTGAACGATACAGCCAACCGGGTCAAGGCGAAAGAAGTCGAGCTGATGAAGCAGGTGTTCGATAGACCAACGCCCTTCACCCTGAACAGTCTGCAGGTTATCCCTGCTAAGAAAGACCGGTTGGTTGCCGAGATTAGGTTTAGAGATCCGGCGGGGATGGTTGGCAAGCAGCACTACCTCGCTGCCGAGATCCAGGGCGGCAATCGCCAACTGAAACCGTTCGAGCAATTGCTCGGGGGCCGCGACCTGATGCCGGGCAAAGGGCTGAACCTGAACCAGTACGGCAATATCCCTCGCGCCCAGATCGTGCAGATACTTGCAGTACTGCAGCAGGTCGGCGAGTCGGGCATGTCCACCGCGCTCCATAATAAGATATCGAACCTAAAGAATACCAAAGATCTCTTCCTGGTAATGCAAAAGACCGGAGGTCTAGTCCCGGGGATCTACCTGCGGATACCAAACGGCGACGCAGTCAGGAAGAAAGGACAAGGTGTCCACCAGAAGGGAATGGCAAAAGGCAAATTCTATTCTGCGATTCGACCGAGGGGAGTTAAGCCGCTGCTGATCTTTGGTCGTGCACCACAGTACAAGGACCGATTCAAGTTCTATGAGGCCGGCCAGCAGACAGTGGACGAGAACTTCAAGCAATTGTTCGGCGATGCAATTCAATTAGCACTGAAGACGGCTCGGTCGGGCCGATGATGGGGAGCCATGGCCCTCATGAAAGCGTCGCGGGTCCTCCCTGGAGGGTAACGGCCTGCGGGTAATTCGACCTCGGGTCTTGAATCCACGTAGAATTTTGGTTTTCAGCGAAATAATGTAATTTATTGAATAGTTGCCGGAGGTTGCAGCATATGTCTGAGGATGCGGGGTTAAGGTTGTTCGGGATGGAGGCGGCTGCACGGTCCTTCGGTTTTGACATGATCAAGTACGACGACTGCGCGATGTGGGTGGTTTCCGAGTTGCACCCCGAAGGCGCAAAGTGTCCCCATTGCTCCGAGCCTGTCGCGCCTAGCGCCCAGGGGCGCTACTTCCGCCTCGAGCAGATCCGCTGTGTCAAGCCCGGATGCAAGAAGAAGTTCACGGCCGCCACCGGCACGCTGCTCAACGGCAGCAAACTGGAGGTTCGGGAAATTTATCTGCTCGCGGTCCTCTCCTTTCGGGGGGTCTCCATCCCTCAGATCGCCGACGTGCTGAAGTGCCACGTCGACACGGTCACCAGTTGGCAGAATCATTTCAAGGCACACCGGGAGCAAGCGAGTGCCTGATTCTGTAGTGCCTTCAGGGAACATAGCGGACATCCGCGCGCAGGTAGAAGCACAGATCCGCGAGGAGGGCGAACACTTCCCCGCTCCGATCGTAGTACCTGCGACTCCTATTATCGACTCGGAGCGGATCATGCTCTGCCTCAACAGCAATGAGCGCGGGGACGGCATCCTCTATGCGGACCTGCTGCGCGATAAATTTATTTACGTGAAGTCCACCGAGAAATGGCTTGAGTGGCTCGGGCACCACTGGGGGATCGACAAGAGCCACAAGTACCTGCGCGCCGTCGAAGACGTCGCTATGACGTACCTGAACGAGGCCATAGCACTAGAGCAACCTATCACGCGCACCACCGAGGCCCTGACCGCCGCCAACCTGGAAGTCACCGCCGCCAAGGAGCGCGTCAAGGCCGCCAAGGAAGCTGCCAACGCTCCCGCACTCTACCAGGCAGACCTCGAAGCCAAAGCCGCTGCTTCCGAAGCAAGCCGGCTCGCCTTTGAACTCGCCATTCTCGGCAAGAAAAAGAAGAAGCTGATGGCGCGTGTCGACCGTCTTCGCGGCCTGATTGGAGCCAAGAGCTGTGCCACCTGGTCGCACGTAGTCGAGCCGGCCATGTACGTAATAGGGGAGGAGCTCGACCAGCGCCCCTGGCTCCTGGCCTGCGAGAACGGGGTCATCGACCTGCAGCTTGCCGAACTCCTCCCCGGGCGACCCTCCGACCTGCTCGTGAAGAATGTCCCGGTCCCCTACCTTGGCATCGATACTCCGTGCCCGGAATGGGAAAAGCTCCTGGGGTCGAGCCTCCCTGATCCCGAGATTAGGCTCTTCGTCCAGCGGCTCTTCGGGTACGCCATCACCGGATTCTGCCACGAGCAGATTCTCGCCTGCTTCATCGGTGAGGGGTCTAACGGAAAGGGAATCATCTTTGAAACCATCCAGGCGATCATGAGCGAGCTTTGCTGGCGGATCCTTCCCGAGATGATCCTGGAGCAGAAGACTCCGCGTACTTCCGGCAGCGTCTCCAGCGATATCGTCGCCCTGCGCGGCCGGCGCATCATCATCGCCTCGGAGACTGACGAGCACACGCGGATCTCCGCATCCAAGGTCAAGGGACTCGCGTCCGAGGACACCATGAACGCCCGCGGCCTCTTCGTCGAGGAGACCAACTTCGGTCCGACTCATACCATGTTCATCCAGTCCAACTATATCCCCCACGGCCTGACAGCAGACCTCGCCCTGCGCCGGCGCCTGGTGATCATCCCATTCCTCTACAGCTTCGTTTCCGATATCGCCGCCGAGGAGGCCAAGACTCCCAGCCGCATCGGATTCTTCAAGCCGAAAGACGACAAGCTCATGGAGAACCTAAAAAAGGAGTACTCCGGCATCCTGTCCTGGTTGGTGCGCGGCTGCGTCATGTGGCAGCAGATGGGCCTGGCTCCCCCTAAACAGATAACCGCCAACATCGAGGACCACCGGGTCTCCGAGGACTATCTGGAGCAGTTCCTGAACTCCCACTGTCTGCGGCCCTACAATCCCCTCAAGACTTATAACCAGGGCGATATGTCGCAGGTCGGAGATGACCAGTACGTCTGCGATAAAGATAAGTGCCTTGATAAAGATCCCGTTACTTCACCGGACCAATGGCGATACATCGGGTCGGGCGTCACGAGCGAGGAGTGGATCCCCTTCAAGGAGTTCCGGGTGCTCTACCAAAGTTGGTTTGTGGAGCGCATCTCCGAGGGCAAGAAATATCTCCCAACCGCTCAGAAGATCGGCAAGAGCCTGCGTGAAAAGGGGTACGTCACCGGGGAGCGGGGCGGGCAGAACCGCCTCTACGGGGTCCGGATAATCAACCGGGAGGTATGATCCTGACCTTTTCTCCTGGCGATTACTCAAACCGGGGGGCGGGGTTTTTATGACTAAATCATCAGAGTCATTTAGTCATAAAGTAGTCATAAAATGCAAACCATCGGGATTAATAGGGAATACCCGCATTTTATGACTACATGACTAAATGACTACACCCGCGCACACGTAAGGATTTTTATTTCACATACGGGGCGGGTTCCTATGGCGACAGCCTAAAACCTTTTTTACTATTTTTGAGCAAATATATAAAAATTAGTCATTTAGTCATAAATAGTAACATTTCAGAAAAAAAGAATAAAGATTTCACTTAGTTTACTGGCATGACTAATTTCATGACTACTGAATGACAAAATATTAGTCATGGAGAAGGGGGGACCGGCATGGGCCTGCTGCAGATAGTGGAGAAACACGTGGAGATGCGCAAGGTGGGCGGGGAGTGGCATGGAGCCTGCCCGGAGTGCGGCTGCGGGACAGACGGTCCGGCTGTCTCCGACCGCTTCACGGTCAAGGCCGACGATCGCTGGTTCTGTCGCAACTGCGGTAACGGAGATACCGTTTCCTTCCTGCGCAAGTTTGAGCACATGAGCTGCCCTGATGCCCACGCGGCAGCCGGCAAGGCATGTACTTCCACCACCTGCCCCGTTAACGACAAGTGCCGTATGGGTAACGGTGTGGCCCCTCCGCAGAAAAGCAGGTTTGCTACTCCCGAGTCCGCTACGGTCGCACGCACCGCCACCCCCTTTATCCCTGGTGAAGCTGCCAGCCCGGCGGAGACCTGGCAACGAAAGGCCGAGGCGCTCGTTACTGAGGCGCACGCGGCGCTGCTCATATCCCCCGAGGCGCTTACCTACCTTGCCGGTCGTGGGCTCCCCATGGGAGCGGTCATCAAGAATCGACTCGGGTGGAACAGAACCGTTATCTACAAGTCCCGCGCTTCCTGGGGGCTTCCGGAGTCGCTCAACCCGGAGACCGGTAAACCGAGGAAGCTCTGGGTGCCCCGAGGGATCGTCATCCCGACCTATCTCGACGGAGTCATTCACCGCATCCGGGTTCGCGTTCCCAAGGAGGACCGGAATGCCAAGGTCCCCGGCTACGTGGCGGTCACAGGTTCAGGAGACGATATCGTTTCCCTCAACCCTGCGGCTCTCGCCTTTGCCACGGTCGAGGCCGACCTGGACGCGATGCTGATCGACTGGGTAGCGGGCGATATCGTCGGTGCCGTGGCGCTGGTATCTGCTGATGTGAAGCCGAAGAAAAGCCTCGCTGCCCTGCTCGGCGTGGCCCTATGCATCCTGGTTGCAACCGATTACGACCCGAAGGAGAACACCAAGACCGGTAAATACGAGAACCCTGGGGGGAAAGCAGCTCTTTGGTGGCTGAAAACTTACCCGCGTGCTAAGCGCTGGCCGGTACCGATCGGGAAGGATCCGGGCGACGCCTACCAAGCGGGGGTGAATGTTAGAGAATGGATCATCTCCGGGTTGCCTACCTCTCTACGGCTTAGGTCGCTGGTATCGGTACCGGCGGATACGAGCGAAGAAAAAAAGGAGACAGTCGTGAAATTCGACCGAGACAGGGCATGGCAGAGGATCAAGGAGGCGCGCAGTGAGATTACCTCGACCTGCCCGAGGGGGGCGCTGGAGTGGCTGCAGGGGCAGTCGGAAATTAGCGGCTACCTAAATAGGGCCGAAGCGGCCGTCGACCACGCATTTCTTGCCGAGAACGAAGATAGGCTGATCCAGGTGCTGGAGAAATGGGTTGAGGGTCATGTGCGCGCCTGGAATAAGTTCGCAGGGCTACCGCCGGTTGTCGAAGTCTCTGTAGCAGGAGGGGCAGAATGAAAAGGATTCCCTCTTATGCTGGGCCCTATCGTGTTGACCCGCAACCGGCACTTAGCTTCTCTGGCGAGCTCATCGTGGACCTTTTCGCCGGAGGCGGCGGAGCCAGCACCGGCATGGAGTGGGCTCTCGGACGGTCACCCGATATCGCAGTCAACCACGACCCGGAAGCAGTCGCGCTCCACCAGGTGAATCATCCGCATACCCTGCACTTTTGTGAGTCGGTCTTTGACGTCGTGCCCCAGGAGGTTTGTGCGGGCCGTTCCGTCGGAGATCTCTGGATGTCACCCGATTGCACGCACCACTCGAAGGCTCGCGGCAGCAAGCCCGTTTCCAAGCGGGTCCGAGGCCTCGCCTGGGTAGGCAAGCGCTGGGCCGCCACCGTGCGGCCGAAGAGAATCTACCTGGAGAATGTCGAGGAGTTCAAGGACTGGGGCCCGCTCGTCAGAGTTAACGGGGAATGGCGCCCTTGTAAGAAGCGCTCGGGCCGAACTTTCCGGAACTTTGTGCGGGAATTAAAACGCCTGGGGTACGACGTGGACTGGCGGGAGCTCAAAGCAAGCGACTTCGGTGCGCCGACGATTAGGAAGCGTTTGTTTCTGGTAGCGCGCTGCGACGGCCATTCGATCTTGTGGCCGGAGTTTACCCACGGTGACCCGCAAACGGCGAGCGTCAAGTCTGGTCAGCTCCTTCCCTGGCGCACCGCTGCGGAATGCATCGACTGGGACATCCCCTGTCCGTCGATCTTCACCAGGAAGCGCCCTCTGGTCGAGAACACGCTGCGCCGCGTCGCCAAGGGGATACGCCGGTACGTGATCGAGTCGCCCGCACCGTTCATTGTACCAGTGGGCCGAAAAGGCAGACAGGTTATGACTGCTCCTTCCCTAACCGAGCATGCCAATTCCAGCATGCAGCGGACTTTCTCCGTAGACGAGCCGCTCCGTACGCAGTGCGCGCAGGTGAAGGGCGGGCATTTTGCCTTGCAGTCCGCGATGCTTCTGAAACATTACGGGGGAGTAGTCGGCACGCCTCTGACGGTGCCGGCCGGGACAGTCACTGCGACGGACCATCATGGAATTGCTGCTGCGCACCTGGTGCGGCATTTTGGGGAGGGTATAGGCTCCCCGCTGGATGCGCCGGTAGGCACGGTCATGCCCGGGGGAATGGGCAAAACCGGAGTAGTGGCCGCCAGTCTTGTTCGTAATTTCGGGAAAAGTTTCGGTGCATCCCCTTCGGCCCCGCACGCGACGATCACCGGCAAGAGCAAGGATAGTCTGGTTACATCTAACCTGGTGAAAATGTACGGGACATGTAAGGCCGGTCAGCCGACGGACAAGCCCATGGCCACCGTGACGGCAAACGGTCGTGGCGGCGGACACATCGCAGAGGTGCGGGCCTTCCTTCTGAAATATTACGGTGCCGATCAGGCCCCGCACCTTCAGGAACCGCTGCATACGATTACGACGCGGGACCGTTTTGGGCTTGTTACGGTGAACCGGGAACTGTACCAGATCGTGGACATCGGCATGCGGATGCTGGCCCCCCGCGAACTGTATCGCGCACAGGGGTTCCCCGACTCCTACATCATCGACTATGTCCTGAAGATGGTGCAGGAGAAGAGCGGCCTCTGGGTGATGAAGAAGGTGAGATTAACTGCCACCGCACAGGTCCGGATGTGCGGCAACTCGGTGAGCCCCTATGTCGCCTGCGCTGTTGTCCAGGCAAACACTAGGAAGCAACTGCGCGAGGCCGCTTAACCCGGGGACACCTCGGATAAACTCAAGACAAGAAACTAGGGAGCCAAAATGGTTACAAGGTGGGAACAGTTTTTAAACGAGACGGTGAGCGACGCCGGGAAGATCCTTGAGCTTCAAGAGTTCTTCGGGGTTTGTTTGGCCAATGAAGGCAGAGCAGGGAAAGCGCTTGTTTTGTCCGGAGCAGGGAGTAACGGCAAAACCGTGATGGTCGAAATATTGCGGGACCTTGTCGGCGAAGCATTGGTCTCATTCGTAGATATCGAAAGCGCTTGCCCTTTCGGTTTGTCGCCCCTCGTCGGGAAGAGGCTGAACATATCGGAAATTTTGGAGTTCGGACCCCTGGTTAAATCAGTAGTCGACGGCGATGTGATACTCATTGAGCGGAAATATAAAGAGCCGGTTGAGTATTTGCCTAATTGCAATCTCGTTTATATGACCAATCCCTTACCGACGATTTTGGATAGGGACGCTGAATTGGCCAGCCGTCTACTGATTATAAGCATGGCAAGGGTATTTGTTGGTTCAGACCGGGACCCGGTGCTTTTAGATAAACTCCGTGCTAATTTTCACGAGATCGTCAGTTGGTCGCTTATTGGATTGGACAGGTGGCGGGATCGTCATAGGGCCTAATGGTTTTTGGCTGTACCGGCTTGCGGTACGAGCACCTGATCAGGTGCATAACTCAGAAGGAGATTGAAAATGGTCCAGCTCGGCAAAAAGTACAAAGACAAAATCACGGGTTTTGAGGGTATCGCCACCGGTACCGTGCAGTACATCAGCGGCTGCAACCAGGCGTTGCTCGCGCCTGCAGTCGGTGCGGACGGAGCGTTGAAGGATTCCCAGTGGCTTGACGAGCAGCGCCTGCAGCCTGTGGAGGGAGAAACCATCACTCTTGACAACGGCGAGAACCCCGGCTTCGATTGCGCTGCTCCGAAGAGGTAATCGAATCCCTGGAAAGCGAAACTTGCAGCAATAAAAAGGAGAATAAAGCATGTCGTATTCAGTCAACATCCCCTGCGGTACCTGCACCAAAAAGAAAGAAGGCTGCACTGATGGCGTAGTAGTCACCGGAGCAGTCCAGGGCATTATTCACCAGATGCCGTTCAATACCGGTCACCTTGGGTCTGGCTCTGTGACTTTGAGCTGCCAGAACTTCACCGCACCGCCTGAAGGCAACAACTCCGCCAGCGTCCAGTAGGAAACGGAAGGCGGGTAACTTTTCCTTGGCTGGAGAGGTTGCCCGCCTAACGGTTTAGATCTGGCCGCGTAACGAAAACGCAAAAGCTGCCATACGCTGGCCGCTAAAACCCGCAGAAACCGTGAGCTTATGACACCCGAAAAGCTAAAAACCATACGGAAAACGTGGAATTATTCCCAACCTGAATTTGCCGAGCTACTGGGAACCCGCCTGCGCACCTACCAGGATTGGGAAATAGGCAAGGGCCGGATACCACCCATCATAAGCCTCACCCTAGTTTTACTCCGCGAGCGCGACCAGCGGATCACCCGGGAGATACTTGACCAGGCTGCAGCGCGCATAACAGAAGAGTACCCGGCGGGAATACAGAACGCAGCCGAGGACATCTAAGCGGAGGGTAGAATGGGTCAGCACTATACGCGCAATACTAAGTCGGTCTCGGTTTACTGCTCCATCTGCCGGCGCAATACTATTCATCGGGTTGACGATCGGCGGCTCGGCCCATGTACCGAACATGGAGTATCCCTCCTATCCAAAGAGCAGGAGAAGCGCCAAAAGTCGCAAGAACGGGAAGAGAAGAACCCCAAATTACCCTTTTGAGGAGAGTTATGAAGAACGATGCAGTGATGAGCCAACCCTATGTCGAAACCGCCGCCGAGATCGGAGCCCTGGTGACTGAGAAGAATGCGGCCTACGGCGACAGCTTCGCAACCTGCGGACAGTTCCTGCGCCTGCTCTACCCAACGGGCATCCATCCCGACCAGTACACCGACGCTCTCGCTATGGTCAGGATCTTCGACAAGCAAAAGCGTATCGCGACCCGTAAGGACGCTTTTGGAGAATCCCCTTACCGGGACATCGCCGGTTACGGCCTCCTGGGTGCCGTAAAGGATGAGCGAGGCCAGTCATGACGCTGCAGAAAAGAGCGGGGACCTCTTTACACAACATCCCTGCCTACAATTTCCCGGCGACCAGCTTCGCCTATATCAATGACGACACAGCACAAACAAGCCATGTCTTGAGCGAAGCGGGCGAGGTTTGCGAAGCGATATCGGCACTGGCTGAAAATGAAGGTGCAGCGGATCTCCTCATTCATTTTTGGGAAGAGATGGCCGATCTCACGCATTCGCTCGAGACCTTCTGGAGGGTCATGGAACGCATGATGGGGCAAGAGTTCGTCCAGGACCTCTTCACCAAGGTCATCGAGAAAAATCGCACCCGCGGCTATTACGACGTCGGTGACGCTCCGGATCCCTGGGGCGATAGATGACAACCCCTGCGACCTTCACTCCCAAGCAGACCTATAAAAACTGCGCCGAGGCCTACCGCCTTTTCTTCCTGGCGCAGGGTATCGGCGTGGGGCAGACCAAGTTCTACAACGACGCAGCGCGCCTGCACCTGGTTAACCAGGACAAGACGCTGAACCTGTCGAGCCTGCTGGCCTACGTTAAGGAAGAGCTCAAGATCGAGGCGACCACTGGTCGGAGCATCGTGGAGCGGGACCAGTCGCAACGTAAGGACGACCTGGAGATCAGAGAGCGGGAACTGAAGATCGCCAAGCTGGAGCGCGAAGGGCGGAAGGACGACAGGGATTGGATCAGGCGCGACACCGTGAACGAGCGCGAGGGCGCCCTGGTCGGCACCATCATGTCGGAAGCGAAGTATCGGCTGTCGCGGGCGGTCCCCGAACTGATAGTCCTCTGCAAAGGCGACGTGCAGCGCGCGGCAGATGTTACCGACCACCTGGACAAGGCGCTCTACCTGGCGTTCAAGAGTATCTACGATTCCGCCGAGATCGATATCGCCTTCGCCGAAGTCGACGCCGAGGATGAACTATGACGCAACCCCTGCTTGCAGACAGCCTGGTAATCCGGCCGCTTCCCGACTTCCTGCCGGCGCGGGTCAGGCACGCCTGCGCAGGGCGACGCATCTCTTTCCAGATTCCGGCCAGCGTGCGGGAGCGCATGCAGGTCCCCGAGGATATCGACGCCGCAGACTGGGCGGACAAGTACCGTCGCGTCACCGCCATCGATGCGCACCCTGGCCGCTGGCGTAATGAGCTGGTCCCGCATGCGGTCAAAGCAATGCGCCTTGCCAGTACCCCCCATGTACGTCAACTCTGGCTCTGCTGGCCGGAACGCGCCGCGAAGACCAATGTAGTTTTGAACGCCGTCATGCGCCAGCTGGACCGGGGCATCGACTCGGGCAACGTCTTCTGGCTCATGCCCAACGAGCACGAGGCGAAGAAGGCCATCGGCGAGCGAGTCATCGAGGCGCTGAAGGCGACCCCGCGCACCGCCCGGCTGCTGTCGCGCTACGCAGACGATACCACGCGCACCATCATCCGTTTTCGCCACGGCCCCCGGCTCTTTGCCGCCTGGGCCGGGAGCGCGGCGAGCGTTTCCTCCTTCTTCGGCAAGCTCTGTGTTTTCGACGAGTGCGACAAGGCCGAGCTCTCCGGAGTCGGCAAAGAGACCGACATCCTGACCCTGTTTTTCAAGCGCGGTCGCGACCGGGATGACAGCAAGTTCATTATCGTCTCTACCCCGGCACAGGGGTACGTATGGAAAGGAACTATGGGGTGCGAGCAGGTATTCCAGTACCAGTCCCACTGCCCCCATTGCGAACAGTACGTTTCCCCCGGGTCCGACCAGGTGATCATCCCGGACGGCGCCACTGCCGAGGACATAGCTCATGGGCAGGTCCCGGTGCACATCGTCTGCCCCTCCTGCAAGGTGCCCTGGACCGATCAGGCGCGCGCGGCCGCCTATGCTGACGGCGAATGGATCATCATCAAGGGTATCGGCATCGACAACCCGGCTACGGTGGGGATGCACATCACGGCCTACGTGCTCCCCAACATCCCGCTGCGAGAGATCGCGGAGAAGATCATTCTGGCACGCGACGGCGGAAGCACCGAGAAGAAGGCGCTCGCCAACGGTTACGACTGCAAGGATTACGTGCCCGAGCAGGCCGGCGCGCTGAAAGACGATCATCTGCTCAAGTTCCGCTCCGAGCTCGCCCGCAACCTGGTACCACCGGATACCGCGCAGGTTGGCATTACCGTGGATACCCAGCAGGCGAGCTTCTATTACCAGGTCTGGGCGATGGGCTACGCTCCGGCTGTGGAGCTCCACATGATGCGTCATGGGATAGTAGATTCATTCGAGGACGTTGAGGGACTCCTCGAGCGTTCCTTCCTGGACCATGAAGGCCGCAAGTTTAAGATCACGGCAGGGATCATCGACTCCGGCGGTACCCGCCGCGGTTGGCAAAAGCACAGCCGAACTCATGAGGTCTACGAGTGGTGTGCAGCGCACCGGATAATGACTCCGCACAAGGGGATCCCCGGCCGCGCCGGCGAGATGATCAGCTACAAGCAGGTATCCACTTTCCCGGGGAGCAACAAGCCGATCCCGGGTGGGCTGAAAAGGGCCAACATCCGGGTCGACATCTTCAAGGACGACTTGGAGGGGCGCCTCGCCAAGGAGCCGGACGACCCCAAGGCGCTCAGCTTCCACAGCAAGATAGATGAGGGGTTTGCCAAGCACTTCACATCCGAGACTAAGGACGAATCGGGCGACTGGACACACGACAGGAAAAAGGGACGCAATGACCATTTTGACTGCACCGTCATGGCGCTGGCCTTGCGAGAGATGAGGAAACTAAGGATCCCGAAGAAGCCGGGCGCCCAAGTACAAGCGCAGGCGCAGTCGCAACCAGCAGCACACCGATCAGGCGGGTTCGTCAGCGGGTGGAAACGATAAGCAATGCAATGTAATGGAGGGAGTATGGCGGGCAAGCGTTACATGAGTCCCAGTGAAGTAGCCGAGAAATTCGGAGTTACCCCCCGCACCGTGCGCCGCTGGTGGCAAAGCGGCAAAACCTGCCTCAAGGCCTGGCACCCCCACCACTCCCTGGGACTACGCGGCCTCCGCTTCACCCTGGAATCCGTCGAGGAATACGCACTCTCCGGGCAGGTCCGCCCAGATGACTGTGATGAAGCCAATTTTTAAGCGTCCTAAGGAGATGACATGACCCAACCCAGTGAAACCATCAAGGCAGCAGATGTCCACGATCTCGAGATTAAGCCAATAGCTGTCACCGAAACTGAAACTCGTCATATGGCAAGTTTCGCTATTTCCCCAACGCTGCTTGAGCAGGTTTTAGAAATTCCCGCCGGCCACGAGATAGTCGGAGCAAAATGGGATTTTGCTTCCCGGACTGTGCGCCTTTTCCTGGAAGGGCCTGATTTACCCGAGATCGAGAGGGGGCAGCTTGTTCCATCAATCTGTCCGATCGTGCGATATTACATCGACGATGAAGGAAAGCGGCATCACGTATGGGACTGGAATAACTCTGGATCAAACAAGTAAAGGTATATAACGGTTTAGAGCTGGCCGCGTAGCAGACCAGCGATTGGTTGGAACGCGATTAACTACAAAAGGGGCATAGCAATGGAAATAGCCGTACTTTACCACAACGATGCAGACGGATTCGGGGCCGCTTACGCCTGTTGGAAATCTCTCTACGAGAGAGCCATGTACATTCCTGTCCAGTACGGGCAGCCGGTGCCGGAACTGCCGGAGACGGTCAAGGACCTGATCATTGTTGATTTTTCGTATGATCGGGCAATGTGTGAGACCCTGGCGGGGAAATACAAGCTCACCATCCTGGACCACCACAAGACTGCTGAAAAAGAACTGGAAGGACTCCCGTACGCGAAGTTCGATTTGAACAAGTCTGGCGCTGTACTGGCATGGGAAATGATGTATCCGCTCTGGACCCCCCCGGTGATTCTGCAATATGTCCAGGACCGGGACCTGTGGCGCTTTGGCCTGCCCAATTCGGAGGAAGTGAACCTGTATATCGCTTCTCTCCCTCAAACATTCCTGGCATGGGATGGTTTCGACTTGGAAGCGGCTGAGATCGGCGGGGCGGCAATCAAAGCGTTCCGTGATTCGCAGATTGAGCGAGCCTGCCGGAATGTCCGATGGGGGAACATCGGAGAGCATAGGGTGCCGATACTTAACCTCTCTGACAACATTTCGGAGGTCGGCAACCATCTGTGCCAAAAGTACCCGGATGCTGCTTTCAGCGCGTCTTACTGCGACCGTGCAGACGGTAAGCGGTCGTATTCACTTCGGTCAATCGGAGAGTTTGACGTGTCGGTTATCGCAAAACAGTTTGGTGGCGGTGGACATCGTAACGCAGCCGGATTCACAAAGTGCGCTGACTGAGCGGTACAACGGTTTTCGAGCTGCGCGAAGCACCAGCGAGGGGTTATGGCAAAGCAAACAGCTAAACAAAAATCGAATGATCCTTCCCCGTATTATGGCCCGATTGAGCGGGTAGACGGCGTTCGTCCCTTCAACGGGTATTTGTGGAATACGGAAGATTGGTGGGCTAATCGGGAGGTACATCACAGCATCGGTTACCGACACATGATTGGCATCGTGGCCCTAGCTGACGGCCGGTTTTCAGTTGAAGGTTTCGTTCACGCCATTGAAAAGAACGAATACGCAGGCAAGCCTGTTGTTTTTGCCACTCGGACGGCAGCGATCCGTGTAGCAGCTGCGCGTGCGATCCGGCTGGCTAGATGGTCGCGAAAATGGAAAGGCAGTATGGACCAACTGGAGGGCAAGAGGCTCGCGGACGTGATTAACTGGGCCAGAAACACGGTAGCGCGGGAAACCGGTAAGCCTGAACCAAAGCCGGTACAGGTGAAAGAGCCACCCCCGCCGTTCCGTCCGACTGGCCTGCCACTGTTCGACTTTGGCCAGGTGAAGTCATGAGCCGCTGCCCGAGAGATAACGACCCTGACTTGATCCATGTCAGCTACAGATCGGCAAGTAATCGGGCGACTCGACTCCTTCTCTTGGAACTAGTCGCGGAACAATTCCTGAAGGAACATCAAGAAATGAAGAATTTTACCGCTGGTTTTGGTCCGAAAGCGGAGTGCGACTGTCCCTGGTGCGAAAAGGGACGTGAGGCATTTCGGCTGAAATCACGACCGGCATAACGGTTTCAAGCTGTGCGGGGCTTGCCCGCACGAGCGCCTTGTTAGGCGCATTACACTGGTAGGTCAAAGGAGAAGGGCATGCATTACAAAAACGGAAGAGAAGCGAAGAATGGCGACAAGGTTATGTTGATATCGTCCTACGGGCCGCCGGTTGTCGGCATCCTGTACGACGCCGTAGCGGGTAACGACTACTGCAACGGCAAGATAGCGCCGGTATTGCCGAATGACCCGTGCCCGAACCTGAAGGAGTGCCTGCACCTGGATGACGTGTTGGCAGTTGTGGCGAACGTTCCCGATGCACAGCCCCCTATCGACAACGCGCACGTGGCGGAAGGCTGCGAGCAGTTCTCCGCACAGTAACAACCTACCGGGCGGTGGGGCCCCGCTGGCCTCGCCGCCTAACTACGGATGAAAGGAGTCTACCTTGAAAACCGGTATTGAGTTGATTGCCGAGGAAAGACAGCAGCAGATTAAGAAAGGTCGAACGCTTGAACACGATGATCAACATAAGGACGGGACCCTGGTCGTCATAGCAGCGGCCCTTGCATGCGACGGCACCGATGCATGGGTAGAAGATCCTGAAGGTCGTGGTACTGAGGGCGATCCGTGGGGGCTCATTAAAAAATATGGCTACCGTAATGGCGGAGACGAGATTCATATCCTGGCAGTTGCTGGCGCCTTGATCGCGGCTGAAATTGACCGGATGCAGCGTTGTCAGGGCCAGTCCGCATAACGGTTTTGAGCTGGCCCGAAAGGGCCGAGCGCCTGGTTAAACTGACGGGCTAAGGGAGGAATGGTGAGCCAGCACTACACGCGCAATACCAAATCAGTGTCAGTCTACTGCTCTACATGCCGGC